AAGATGAAGGATCAGCGTGGTTTGGTGTTTGATTGTGTGCCTGCTGTGACCCGGAAGCATGTGTTGACTGCCGAGTCTGGTTCGATTGTGTCGTGGGAGTATGTGCGTGACGCCCCGAAGGCGACATCTGTGGTGGTTGGTGGCCGCGGCGAGGGCAAGGATCGGCTGTTTTGCGAGGATGTTGATTCGATGGCCGAGGGGGATTGGTTTGATCGTGTCGAGGTGTTTAAGGATGCCCGTAACACGGATTCTGAACATGTGCATCTCATTGAGGAGGCTGAGCAGGTGTTGTCCGAGTCGGGGGCCACGTCGGGGTTTAAGATCGAGTTGGCTGAGTCGGATGTGTTGCGGTTTGGGCCAGGCAATCTGATGCCGGGTGATCTTATCTATGTGGATGTGGGCTCGGGGCCTATTGCGGAGATTGTTCGGCAGATTGATGTGGAGTGTGATTCGCCTGGTGATGGTTGGACGAAGGTGACACCTGTTGCGGGGGATTATGAGGATAATCCGTCGGCCCTGTTGGCTCGCCGTGTGGCTGGTTTGGCTGCGGGTGTGCGGGATTTGCAAAAGTTTTAGTAAGTGATTGGGGTTTGTTGTGGGTATTGTGTGTAAAGGGTTTGATGGTGTGTTGACCGAGTATGATTGGGCTCAAATGTCTGGTCTGATGGGTAATATGCCGTCTGTGAAAGGGCCGGACGATTTTCGTGTCGGCACGACGATTCAGGGTGCCACGGTGTTGTGTGAGGTCCTGCCGGGGCAGGCTTGGGCTCACGGGGTGATGTGCACGTCGAATAGTGTTGAGACGGTGACGGGGCAGCTGCCTGGTCCTGGTGAGACCCGATACGACTATGTGGTGTTGTCGCGGGATTGGGAGCAGAATACGGCCAAGTTGGAGATTGTTCAGGGTGGCCGTGCGGAGCGTGCCAGGGATGTGTTGCGTGCCGAGCCTGGCGTGTTTCATCAGCAGATACTGGCTACTTTGGTGTTGTCGTCTAACGGGTTACAGCAGCAGCTGGATAGGCGTGCTATAGCGGCTAGGGTTGCGTTTGGCGAGTCTGCGGCTTGTGATCCTACCCCTGTGGAGGGTGACCGTATAATGGTGCCTTCGGGGGCTGTGTGGGCTAACCATGCCGGCGAGTGGATGTTGTTGTCTCCCAGGATTGAGACGGGTTCTAAGTCGATCATGTTTGGCGGGTCTGCTGTGTATGCTTACACGATCCCGTTTGCCCGGCCGTTTAGTAGTCCGCCTGTTGTTGTGGCGTCTATGGCTACGGCGGCTGGGGGTACGCAGCAGATTGATGTGAAAGCCTACAATGTGACTGCCCAAAATTTTAGTTTGGCGTTTATTACGAATGATGGTTCTAAGCCGAATGGTGTGCCTGCGGTTGCGAATTGGATTGCTGTCGGCGTGTGACTGTACTGTTGTTGTGGCGGATGGTGTGATGTTGGGGGGCTGTGGTGTCGTGGTTTACTCCTGCACTGGTGGCCTCTATTTGTACCGCGTTGGCCACGGTTTTGGGTTCTGTTCAGGCTGTCACATCCCGGTCTAGGAAGCGTTTACGCAGGCTGTCTGCGCAGGTGGATGCGATGGAAGAGTATACGTGGGGTGTGCGGCGCGAGGTGCGAAGGTTTAACGCCGGGCTTCCTGATGATGTGGAGCCTATGCATCTTCCTGATTTGCCCGAGTTTTTGAAAGATACTGTTGATGGTGGAGGTGAGTAGGGTTGAGGGAGTTGGAGGAGGAGAAGCGGCAGCGCCGCTCGTTTGAGAAGGCTTCCCTGATACTGTTGTTCCTGTCGCTTGTACTATTGGCGGTGGTTGCTGGGGGTGCCTTGCGGTATGGTTCTGTGGCTTCCCAAAGGGATTCGGAGCAGGCGAGGGCCCAGTCTAATGGTACGGCGGCTAAAGGTTTGGCTGCCCGTGTGAAGCGGGTGTGTGCGTCTGGTGGGCAGGAGTCTGCGCGGCTTCACCAGTCTGGCTTGTGTGTGGATGCTCAGCGTGTTGAACGGAGTGTGCAGGGTGTGCCGGGTCCTGCCGGTGTGCGCGGCCCGCAAGGCCCTGCAGGTGTGGATGGCCGGGATGGTGTTAATGGTTCGGCTGGGCTGGTTGGCCCTGTTGGTCCGCAGGGTTCCCCGGGTTTGAATGGTGTGAAGGGTCCTGACGGGTTGCCTGGCGTGAATGGATCGGATGGCCGTGATGGTGTTGCGGGCCGTGCAGGTGCTGACGGTGTGAACGGCGTTGACGGCGCTGATGGTCGGGATGGTTCTGCCGGTGAGCGCGGTGATGTGGGCCCTTCAGGTCCTGCCGGCCCGCAAGGTGCACAGGGGGAACGGGGTGAGCGTGGCCCCGCCGGTGCGAACGGATCCGATGGTAAAGATGGTAAGGATGGGCGCTCGGTGGTGTCTGTGTATTGTTCTGAGGGTCGCCTGGTTGTGAAATATAGTGACGGTGTGGCTTCTACAATATCGGGCTCGGTGGCCTGCCAGGGTGTGAAACCGTCGCCTATAGTGACGATATCATCCCACAAATAGAAAGGAGTGGCTGTGATGGTAGTGTTTGGTGGTGACATGTTGTGAGGTTTATCCCAGCAGCGCATCACTCGGCCGGTTCGAATAGTCCGGTGAATAGGGTTGTGATTCATGCGACATGCCCGGATGTGGGGTTTCCGTCCGCCTCGCGTAAGGGGCGGGCGGTGTCCACGGCAAACTATTTCGCGTCCCCATCGTCGGGCGGTTCGGCGCATTACGTGTGTGATATTTCGGAGACGGTGCAATGCTTGTCGGAGTCTACGATTGGCTGGCATGCCCCGCCTAACCCGCATTCTTTGGGTATCGAGATTTGTGCGGATGGGGGTTCGCACGCCTCGTTCCGGGTGCCGGGGCATGCTTACACTCGTGAGCAGTGGCTGGATCCTAGGGTGTGGCCTGCAGTGGAGAAGGCTGCCATCCTGTGTAGACGTTTGTGTGACAAATATAACGTGCCGAAAAGGAAGCTTAGTGCAGCCGATTTGAAGGCTGGCAGGCGGGGTGTGTGCGGCCACGTGGATGTTACGGATGCGTGGCACCAGTCGGATCATGACGATCCCGGCCCGTGGTTTCCGTGGGACAGGTTTATGGCCGTAGTCAACGGCGGTAGTGGTATTGATAGTGGGGAGTTAACTGTGGCTGATGTGAAAGCCTTGCATGATCAGATTAAACAATTGTCTGCTCAGCTTACTGGTTCGGTGAATAAGCTGCACCATGATGTGGGTGTGGTTCAGGTTCAGAATGGTGATTTGGGTAAACGTGTTGACGCCCTGTCGTGGGTGAAGAATCCGGTGACGGGTAAGCTGTGGCGCACTAAGGATGCTTTGTGGAGTGTCTGGTATTACGTGCTGGAGTGTCGTAGCCGTATTGACAGGCTTGAGTCGACTGTTAACGGTTTGAAAAAGTGATGGTGGTGTGTTGTGGGTAAACAGTTTTGGTTAGGTTTACTGGAGCGGGCGGCTAAGACTTTTGTGCAAACGTTTGTTGCTGTGTTGGGTGTGACGGCGGGTGTCACGTATACTGCGGAGTCGTTTCGCGGTTTGCCGTGGGAGTCTGCCCTGATCACGGCTACGGTTGCTGCAGTCCTGTCGGTGGCTACATCGTTTGGTAGCCCAGCGTTTGTGGCCGGCAAGCCGAAGACTACGGTTGTGGATGCGGGTTTGGTTCCACCGGATGATGGGGGCTTGGTTGAGCCGCACATGGTTGATGTGTCGGATCCTGGCATGATCGAGCCTGTAGACGATGCTGATCTTGGTGTAGGCTATGTGCCGAAACACGCTGCCGAGTCTGAGGTTGGCACGGTAGAGTCTACTGTTGCATAATTGAATATGTGTGTGTGCCCCAGCGGTGCTGCCACGATCGTGTGGTGGTTGCCGCTGGGGCACTATTTCTGTTTATGCGGTGTGGCTATGATTCGTTGCGGTCGATGGTGTCTTCGAGCATCTGATACAGGTGGAGGCAGGTAGAGATCGTATCGCCGGCCTGGTCTAGAACGTTCCGGCCGATAACGTTTTTGTGGTTGTCGCGGTGGCGGATGATAGCCCACATGATCTCGTCGGCTGCCGCCTGCAATAGTTTTGCCTGGTATGCGATTCCGGCGAGCCAGTCTAGTGCTTCCTGGCTTGCATAGGGGCTCTGGTCCTCGTTGCTGTCACGGGTGTTGCTGTTGTTTGTGGGGTGTCCTGCACTATCGCATAACCACAGGATTTCGCTGCACTCGTCTAGCGTGTCCTGGTCGATAGCGAGATCGTCGAGGCTGACTTCGTTGACGGTAAGGTTCACGTTGTCGAGGGAGATGGGTACACCGTACTGGTTTTCGACACTGTCAACAATGTTTTCCAGCTGTTGCATGTTGGTGGGCTGTTGTTGGACGATACGGTGTATCGCTGTGTTGAGGGTGGTGTAGGTGATATTGTGTGTGTTGTTCATGGTTTTATCCCACCCCTGTGCTGTCGTCGTTATCTTCTGGATAGTATCTGCTGTTTGCGTAGCCTGTGAGGGTGATCAATGTTTGGTCTGCCCACTGTTTCACGGTTTGCCGGGTGACTCCGAGTCGTTGGGCGGCCGACGCATATGTTTGGTCATATCCATAGACTTCCCGGAATGCGGCTAGTCGGGCGAAGTGTTTCCTCTGTTTGGATGGTTCACAGGTGAGGGTGTAGTCGTCGATGGCTAGCTGCAAATCGATCATGGAGACGATGTTGTTGCCGTGGTGTTGTGGCGCGGTTGGTGGGGGTGGCATGCCCGGTTCTACTGATGTTTTCCATGGGCCGCCGTTCCATATCCATTGGGCGGCTTGGATGATATCTGTTGTGGTGTAGGTCCTGTTCATGTGTCATCCCCTGAACAGGTTGTCGAGGTTGTCTGGGTTGCTGGTGCCCGTGGTGTCGAATCGTCCCACACAGTGGCAGTAGTCGTACATGAGTTTGATGATGTGTTGGTGGTCGCCGAGGTAGGTGTTGCCGCTGATGCTGTAGGTGGCTGTGCCGTCTTTTGCGATGGTGTATTTGGCGGTGATGGTTTCGGGTGTTTCTGTGTTGGTGATGATTGCTGTGGTGGTGGCGCCTACGGTTTGTAGCCTGGTGGTTTGGGTTCCGTCGTCGAGGATGGTGGTAACCATGATGTGTGTTCTCCCTTTTAAATGCTTGTTTGGTTGTCGGCTAGATGAATAATATCGGATAAAGGTTTCGGCTGGTCTAGGTGCTGTATGGTTTTGTTGGCTAGCCGTTTGGCTACCCTGTAACACATTTTAGTATAGTGTTTGTTGTCGAGGTTGTGGTATTGTTCCCGCACCGCAATATATAGTAGAGAGTCTTGGTACAGGTCGTCTGCACTGATTGCGGGGTAGTGTCCGGCTGTTTTGGTGCATGCCCGGTTGAGTGTGCGAAGATGGTGGTCTGTGGCCCACACCCACGATGCGGTGGTGGCCAGGTCTGCTTTTGTTGGTCGTCTACTCATAGCGTCTATTTTACCTCGCTATCTGGTAATTGTTTGGTGTTTTGTTGTTGATAGTGTAGCACACGAGTCCGGGGTTTCCGGTGGTGCCCGTCTTGTGCCGGTACCATGTGGATTCGCCTTCCATGGATGGGCATTGGATGAAGGTGCGTTGCCCTTGCTCGGAGATTTCTAGGTGGTGCCGGTGCCCTGCCATGAGAATATTAGATACGGTGCCGTTGTGGAATTCTTGGCCGCGCCACCATTCGTAGTGTTGGTTGTTGCGCCATTGGTGTCCGTGGGCGTGCAGTATCCGTGTGCCTGCCACGTCGACGGTGGTGGTCATTTCGTCCCGCTGGGGGAAGTGGAAGTGAAGGTTGGGATATTGGTTGTTGAGCTGGTAGGCTTCGGCGATGGCGCGGCAGCAGTCTACATCGAAGGAGTCGTCGTAGGTGGTGACTCCTTTACCGAAGCGCACGGCTTCTCCGTGGTTGCCGGGGATGGATGTGATGGTGACGTTGGCGCAGTGGTCGAATTGGTGGATGAGTTGCATCATGGCCATGCGGGTGAGCCTGATTTGTTCGGTGAGGGGTGTTTGTGTGCGCCAGGCGTTGTTGCCGCCTTGTGACACGTATCCTTCGATCATGTCGCCGAGGAATGCGATGTGGACTCGTTGCGGCTTGCCTGCCTGTTGCCAGTAGTGTTTTGCGACTATGAGGGAGTGCAAATAGTCGTCGGCGAAGTGTGATGTTTCTCCGCCGGGGATGCCTTTGCCGATTTGGAAGTCTCCTGCCCCGATGACGAAGGCCGCAGTGCTGTAGTCGGTGTGGGTGTCCTGTTCGGGTTTGGGGGGTGTCCATTCGGCTAGTTTATCGACGAGTTCGTCGATCGGGTAGGGGTCTGTTGCGGGTTGGTGGTCGATGATTTTTTGTACGGATCGGCCTGTTTCTCCGTTGGGGAGTGTCCATTCGGAGATGCGTGTGCGGCGTACAGTACCATTGGCTAGATTGTCGTCGATGGTGTCGATGGCGTTGTCGTGGTTGGCTAGCTGTGTGAGTAGCCGGTCTATATTGTCTATCACTGGGTATCCTCTTCTGTTGTCTGGGTGGTGTTGGCTTGTTTACGGCGATAGTCTTTAATAACGGTGGCGGAGATGGGGTATCCTGCCTGGGTGAGCTGTTTTGCTAGCCAAGAGGCGGGGATAGACCTGTCGGCGAGGACGTCTGCAGCCTTGTTGCCGTAGCGTTGAATAAGGGTTTCAGTTTTGGTTGCCATGATGTCCTATCGGTTGTGTGATGGGCTGCCATCCTGTGCGGCAGTCGCCGTCGTGTCCTGGTTTGCGGGTGCACCACGATACGGTTCCGTCTGTGTGGTTGAGTGTTTTACCGCACATGACGTCACGTAGGTGCTCGGGAAACTCATCGTTGTTGTTGTCCCCGTGCATGTCGATCAAGTGTTGGGTTTTAGTAACCATCATGCCTCCTATGCGTGAAAGAGTGTGCAAATACTATGCAGGTGTCATGGATGTTTATGCGGGTATGGTTTTCATCACCTTGCTGAACGTTACTTGGTTACTGTACATCATCTGAGTGATTTCCTGATCAGTCTTATCGGGGTGCTGCTTTCGCAGGTTCGCCCACTGGCAGGCGTTGTCGGTCTCCTGCTGTAAACGTGTCAGGTGCTGCTCGTTGATGATGTGTTTCCACATTGTCCATGACACGTCGAGCCTGCGGAGCATGTTCATGGCTGGCACGTTGAACGAGTCGAGGAAGAGTATTTCTTCGGTGTAGTAGTCTTTTTCGTATTGGTCCCATCCGCTTCGGTGCCTGTTGGGCTGATTTTTGGGGTAGGCGTCCCGGCATACTTTGTGCAAACGTTTGGCCATGTCGTCGGGTAGTTTAATGTCGGGGTTGGCGCGGATCATGGATCGCATCCCATCATAGGTGGTGCCCCAGGTGCGCATGATGTAGGTGGGGTCTTCACCATCAGCCCATTTTTCTGCACAGATGGCGAGGCGGATACGCCTCCTGGCTGTTTGGCTGGTGTTGCGGCGGTGGGGGATGGGGCACGTGTCGAGGGGATCCATGATGTTTTAGTGTACCTTTCTTGGTTTGGGTTGCTTGCGTGGTTTTATTGTAGCACTGTGTTGAGGGCTTGTGTCAACCCTGTTTTGCCGGTCTTAAGGTATGTGTCTGTGACATCCCCCAGAGTGAGGGGCACGTGTATGGCTTGGGGGAGTGCTGCCTGGAGGGTTTGGGCCATCTGGTGGCCCGCCTTGTCGGGGTCAGACCATATGTAGATGCGGTCGTAGCCTTCAAAAAATTTGGTCCAAAAAGTTTGCCACGAGGTTGCGCCGGGTAGGGCTACGGCCGACCATCCGCATTGTTCGAGGATCATGGAGTCGAATTCGCCTTCGCAAATGTGCATTTCTGCTGCCGGGTTGGCCATGGCGGCCATGTTGTAGATGGAGCCTGTGTCTCCTGCCGGGGTTAAGTATTTGGGGTGGTTGTGGGTTTTGCAGTCGTGCGGGATGGAGCAGCGGAAACGCATTTTTCGTATTTCGGCTGGCCGCCCCCAAACGGGGTACATGTATGGGATGGTGATGCACTGGTTGTAGTTTTCGTGGCCTGGTATGGGGTCATTGTCGATGTATCCAAGGTGGTGGTAGCGGGCTGTTTCTTCGCTGATGCCTCTTGCTGAGAGCAGGTCGAGTATGTTTTCGAGGTGGGTTTCGTAGAGGGCCGAGGCTTTCTGGATTCGGCGGCGTTCCGCAATGTTGTATGGGCGTATGCTGTCGTACATTCGGGTTTTCTTTCTCTAATTGTTGTTGTAGCTTGGCGAGTCCGCCTCCGACACCGCATGTGTGGCAGTACCAGACGCCCTTGTCGAGGTTGATGCTCATGGAGGGCTGGTGGTCGTCGTGGAACGGGCAGAGGATGTGTTGCTCGTTCCTGGATGGGTTGTAGCGTATCCGGTAGGTGTCGAGGAGGCGGCAGGTGTCAGAGGTGTGGGAGGAGCTCGTTGAGGGTTGATACCACATAGGCTTCGCTCCATGGCTTGTTGCGCTGTTTCATCACTACGAGTCCGATGGTGGAATTGTTTTGTTTGTTTCGGTGTGTTTCGTAGTTGCGTGCCTCCCGGCTGGCTTGTTTGACGAATTCGGCGAGATGGGGCTGGCCGGCTTTGGCTTCGATCACATATGTGTGGTTTTCGGTTGTGAGGATGAGGTCGCCTTCGTCTTCGCGGCCGTTGAGGTGGAGGCGTTCTATATCATGGCCGGTGTCGCGTAGTTGGTGGAGGAGTCGTGTTTCCCATTCGGCGCCGGCCCGGCGGTTGCGTGATTGCTGTGTCGACATGATAGTCCTTTGTGGTGTTCAGTCATGTTCCATGGCTGTTTTTCGGCGAGGGGTCCGAAGAATGTGTATTCGGGGTAGGCTCGCAGTCTTTCGTATCGGGTGCCGTCTGGGCTGGATTTGCCGGTGCGCTGTTTCAATACGGCGATGCGTGCCTCGGCTGGTATCGATAGCCCGTTGCCGTTATCCTCGCCACCATACAATGAGACTCCGAGGATGAGTTGTGGTTTTTCGGAGAGGCCGTTTTTGATTTCCCTGCGTGCTGGCGGGTGTTCGATGTCGGAGCCGGTTTTGTCTGTGGCGTGGTGGGTGACGATGATGGTGGAGCCAGTATCCCTGCCCAATGCTGTGATCCATTGCATGGCTTCTTGCTGTGCCTGGTAGTCGGATTCGCAGTCTTGGATGTCCATCAGGTTGTCGATGACGATGACGGGTGGGAAGGTGTTCCACATTTCCATGTAGGCTTGCAGCTCCATGGTGATGTCGGTCCAGGTGATGGGTGACTGGAAGGAGAATGTGATGTGTTGGCCGTGGTGGATGCTGTCTCGATAGTATTCTGGCCCGTAGTCGTCGATGTTTTGTTGTATCTGTGTGGTGGTGTGTTGGGTGTTGAGTGAGATGATTCGTGTGGAGGCCTCCCAGGGTGTCATGTCCCCTGATATGTAGAGGGCGGGCTGGTTGAGCATCGCTGTGATGAACATGGCTAGCCCTGATTTTTGGCTGCCTGAGCGCCCCGCGATCATGACTAGGTCCCCTTTGTGGATGTGCATGTCCAGGTTGCGGTAGAGGGGTTCTAGTTGTGGTATGCGGGGCAGCTCGGCTGCGGTTTGGGAGGCTCTCTCGAAGGATCTTTGGAGAGAGAGCATCGGGACCTTATCTATCTATCGGTTGGATGTGTATTGGCGGTCAGATGGAGTCGATGTCTACATCATCACTACCAGTGGTGTTGGGCTGGCTGTCTCGCCGATCGACATATGCTGCTACGAGGTCGTAGATGGCGTCGTCGAGGGGTTTGAGGATGACGGCGTTGAAGCCGTTTTTGGTGCGCACCTGATCGAGTTTGAAGGCTTGTTCTTCGCCAAGGTAGGTTTCGAGTTCGCGGATCATGGAGTGTGGGCGATCATTGTTGCCGCGGGCTTTCTCAATGATCGCGTTGGGGATGGTTTCTGGGGTGCCGTTGTTGAGATCGTCTAGTGTGTGGAAGATGGTCACATCAGCGTAGATGCGATCGGCGGTCTGTCCGCCGTAGCCTTCGGTGTTGTGTTCCACGTCGTGGACTTTGAAGGCGATGGCGGTGGCGTCCTGGTTTCGGGAGGGGTTGAAGAAGGTGCTGTTGCTGTTGTTGTTGCGGTAGTTGGCGAGTCCCATTGTTGTTTCCTTTACTGTTTTGTTGGTTTGTGTAGGTTTTATCGGGTGAGGCTGTTTCGTTTAGTGCGGAACGCCTCTGACACGTCACTGTTACTGGTGATGATCTTCTTGTACTGTTTCAGAAGATCGGCTAGCTGTGCCTTGCTGGTTGCGTCGCGGATTTTGTCGATGATGATGGTGTTTTCGTTTGATGCGATGTTGTTGACGTAGTCTTTGGCGGCCTGGTTGTATCGGTCTTGGAGGATGATGGATGCTGTGGCTGTCAGTGTTGCCAGGTCCCAGTTCCTTGCCGCCGAGCTGTTTTTGAGTCCGCCGAGGAGGTCGATGATGGCCTTCTTTACCTGGTCGGCGGTGTCTCCGCGGATGACGGTCCATGGGGCGGCGTAGTCGCCGCCGTATTTGAGGGTGACGGTGAATCGGTCGTCGTCTGTGTTGTCGGTCACTTGTGCTCCTTGCTTTCTTCTGTTGGGGCTGTGATGGTGGTTTCTATAGGGTACCTGTAGGCGTCTTTCCCGTCTACAGCCCAGCAAGCGTCCTTGACGGGGCATCCTTTACAGAGTGCTGTGACGTGGGGTACGAAGATGCCTTGACTGATTCCTTTCATTGCTTGACTGTACATGGATGATACATGCCGGTAGGTGTTGTTGTCAAGATCGTACAGTTCGGTTGCTGTGCCCTGGGTTTGGGTTGTGGTGTTGTTTCGGCTGCTGGCGGGTGTCCAAAACATGCCTTTTGTCACATCGTTGCCGTGCTGGGCTAGCATGTACCGGTAGGTGTGCAGCTGCATGCTGTCGGCGGGTAGGCGTCCTGTTTTGAGGTCGAGGATGAAGGTTTCGCCGGTGTCGGTGTTTGTGAATACCCTGTCGATGTAGCCAACGATCTGGGTGCCGTCTGGGAGGGTGGTTTCTACCGGGTATTCGATGCCTGGTTTACCGTCCAGGATTGCGGTGATGTATTGTGGGTGGTTGCGCCTCCATGTTTTCCAGCGGTCCACAAAGGTGGGGCCGTAAACCATCCACCAGTCGTAGTCTTTTTTGTGTGGGCCCCCGCTTTCGCACATGTTTTTGCATATTCTGCCAGAGGGTTTGATTTCTGTGCCTTCGGATTCGGTGAGGGCGATTTGGGTGTCGAAAATGTTTTTGAAGGATGAGAGTTTGTCTGGTAGTGCAGGGTATTCGGTGGGGTTGTACAGGTGTAGGTCGTATTGTTCGGTGATGTGGTGTATGGCGCTTCCGGCGATGGTGGCGTACCAGGTGTGGTGCTGTGCATGGTAGCCGTGTTGGAGGCGCCATTTTTCTCCGCATTCGGCCCACTGGGTGAGTGAACTGTAGGAGATGTGGCCTGGGTGGTCGATGGTGGACGGTTTTTGTGCTAGGGGCATTACTTGTCGCTTTGGTTCCATGGGTTGCGGGTGTCTTGGCCGGCGTGGTGTTGCTGGTATGCGAGGAGTGCGAGGCAGTGCCATGCAGCATGGGCTAGATGGGGTAGCCCGGATTCGTGGTCGAGGTTGTTGCCTTGCTGCCATGATAGTAGGTGCCTGTAGAGGGCGTCAACGCTGTGGCTCCACGGGTATCCTCCGGTCCAGTTGTTGTCGCCGTATTTGGTGGCACCGTAGCCTGCTACTTCGCCGAGGGCGTGCAAGGCTGCCGGGTCGATGAGGGATAGCCTGCAAAGTTTGAGTTCTTTTCGGGCACCGGTGTTGGGGTCGGTGTACATGCGGGTTGGCTCATCCATGGGGTGTGTGCTCCTTAAGCGTGGGTTACTGGTTGTTGTCGTGGGCTAGGGCTACGGCGAGAATAATAATGGCGAGGGTTTCTGCGATGAGGATGGGTGTTGTGATCATTTGTTGTTTTTGGGCTGGTAGGTGAGTGTTGATGCACCTAGGAGGGTGGTGAGGGCGCATGCAGCAATAATGGCGAGGGCTGCCTTGTGTGGGGTGCCGGTTGCGTACATCCATGTGATGATGCCGCCTTGGATCCAGGCGAGGCTGGTGAAGAACGTTTCGTAGCTGTGTAGCTCAATGTTGTTGTTGGGTGTGTTCATGCTTGCTCCTGAAGAATTGTGTTGATGGTTTTATAAATGTTGTACAGGTCGGTTTCGATAGATAACAGTTGGTTGATTTGGTGGTCGAGGTTGATGTCTGGGTTGAGGGTGTTGATGCGGGAGGCGATGTCGGTGGCTGTGCGTAGTGTGCCGCCGGTGTGGTGAATGATGTGTGCCGTGTCGGCGAGTCCGGTGGTGACAGCGTAGTGGGAGAGGAGGGGCATGGCGGTCCTTGGCGGGTTACTGTTGCGGGTTGATGTTGAGGTCGGTGACGTGAGGGTGTTCTTCTGTTCCGGTGACGAGGCAGTGGACGGTGACGGGTAGTTTGGATGCGCCGGGCTGTTTCGCGGTTGCGCCGTAGACGATGGAGAAGGTGTCTTTACCGATGGTTTTGTGGAGTTGGAGGTCGATGTCGGGGTTGCCGTTCCAGTTGACGCCTTGTGCGGCGGCCTGTTGTTCGGCTTTGCGGTTGCAGGTGTGTGCTGCCGTGATCATGGTGAGTCCGGTGGCGGTTTCTTCCCCCCTTGCTTGGGCTTGCTTGTGGGTTTTGGCTTGTTCGGCTTGTAGGGAGCGGACTGCTGCGGCCTGGCGGGCTTTCTTTTCGGCTTTGCGCTGTTGGACGGTTTTGGGGGTCCATTCGGTGTTGGCTGTGGTAGCTTGTGGGGCTGGCTGTGAGGCGAGTGGCGGATTGTCGTCTGGGGTTGGCATGAATGAGGCGGCGGCAATGATGGCTGCTGTGATGCCTGCTATGGTGTAGCCGTTTTTCTTGTTCATGACTGTTGTCCCCTTTCCGGGGTGTTGTTCGTTGCTGACATGATTAATCATGGTGTGGGCGGTGGCCCATGTCAAGGCTGCGCTCAACGATTGTGAGCGTTTGGTGTGTGGCTAGGGGTTTTATCGGGCACACAGAGTGAGTAGATGGCCTACGTTGATGCGGGTCACATTCCAGTAGAGTTGCGTGGCTTCACCGCCGGTGAGCGGCTTCCACTCGTCGTGGCTGAACACGGTGCCATCGGTGGCGATGAACGTGTTGGGGCGTAGCTTGTGGAGTTCGGCTTCCACGCTCTGCCGGTAGGCTTCGGCGAGGCCCTCAAAATCCATGTGGTCGCAGGAGAGGTTTTCGAGGCGTGTCAGGTCGAAGGGTGTGGGGCAGTCGTAGCTGGCGGGGGTATAGAGCTGGGTGAAGTGGTCGGCGATCTTTTGCATGATTATTTCCTTTTCGTTGCTGATAACGTTGTTGAGGGTTTATCGGGTGGATGCGACAAGGATGGCGTCTACATCGATCGTGTCGATCATGTCGTGGAGTTCCTCAGCTTCGTTCTCGGTGAGCGGCTGCCAGTCGTAGTCGCCGTACACGGCGCCGTCGAGGGTGACAGTCCACAGTGGCCGGATGAGTCGTATGGCTTCTTGTACTTTAGCGTGGTACATGCGGCGCACCATATCGAGATCGATGTCGTCTGAATGGTTTCCGGTGAGGCTGTGGAGGCTGAGCGGGTCGATTTCTGTCTGCCTGTAGAGGGATGTGAAGGATGGGGTGATAAGTGTGCCATCCATGGGTGATGTTCCTTTCTGGATTGTCTTGGTTGGTTGTTGTGGTTTTTATGGTGTGTAGGTTGCGACCCCATAGTCAAGGCTGCGCTCAAACCCAGTGAGCGTTTCATGCTGGAGTGTCGGGTGTGACAGATGTCACTTAAGCCTTTATGGCCTCTCTCGGCGCCTGAAATCTTCTAGGGGTAGGATTATATAGGGTTGGCCCTGCTGATCGATTCTAGGGCCCTTCTAGGGTGTCTGAGGGGTATGTCTGGGTGATAGCAGGTTCGGTAGATGACCCGGCAGATCTACCTTGGCTTTCATTGCGGGGGTCAAGGTGTCAGATCTAGGCATGGAATCTACACTCTCATACTATGTGAGATAGGCCACATCCTCCTGGCTTGGTGTGCACTCTCGAGGCCACTCTGCCGATCTGGCATGAAGGTTGTAGCCCAGAAATGCCGTTTAAAGCTTCAGGGGTACGCCTAGGGGCGCCTTGCAGGGTGGGGGCTAGGTATTCATACCCCCAAGCAATTCTGATCGATTCTAGACGCCCCCCAGAGCCTGATACGCGATCCGCTATCCAGACGCCGACCATCAGCCCCTATCCTGGTTAGCTAAGCCTCAACTATGTGGACAGTGTGGGATACTGTGGGGGAAGAAGGACACGGTAAAAGAAAGAAGGGGGAGCATCAGCCTTCACACCTGAGGTACTTAAGTTCACCTTAAGGTCTTAGCGCTTAGCACCGAGCCCCTCAAGGACTCGGCATCAGCCCGAGCAGGCACAGCCCTGAAAGGGGTACACGCCATCAGGGAAGGCTTGAGAGTACGAGGAGCCCTAGCGACGAGTACTCGAAAGCCTGAGGGAACACCCTCAGCACATCAGCGCCTAGCGTGTTCGGAAAGGACACAGGGGTACAGTGTGAGAGCTGTCCGGGAGTGAAACCCGTTCTGACTAGGGGTTTTAGCCTTAACAGCTCTCAAAGGTTACAAGACTCTAAGAAAATTTAAGGAAAAGTTTAGGTTTAATTTTTGGACCTTTACTACCAAAAACACCCGTTTATACCCCTCAAACCCGCCT